GTGATCAGGAGCCAACTCTTCGCCAGAACACCGGCTGCTGACTGCAAGAGGAAGTTCAGCGCCTTGTGTGGCGAGTCAACGCTGATCGTACGACCATCGATAGATCGTATGGCAGCATTCTCCTTCGCCTTGCGTTTGACCGCCTCAACGAGGTCCTCCAGACCAGGAATGGCGTCAAGGTATGCCTGACGTATCTCTTCACCCTTCGACTTGGCCTGCTGTTTAGACAGCTGCGGATCGTAGCTGAGACCGATCTTCGTTGTCGACGCACCGTAGAGGAAAGCGTATGTAACAGTCTTGACCGCCCTGCGGGAGATCCCAATCTTGTCAGCATTGACCTGATGGATGTCATCATTGAGAAGGATGTCAGCGTAGCGCCCACCGTCGTACCTGGCAAGGTAGTGGGCAAAGATGCGAAGCTCGATGCCAGCAAGGTCGCTGTCAACCAGCTTCCAGCCAGGTTTTGTAATGAACAGCTCGCGGCAGTCAGCGTCAGAACTTACCTGCGCGAGGTTCGGACGAGCATGAGCCATGCGATGTGTGGCTGCTCCGATAAAGCAGGAATGGTGAAGCCTGCCATTCTTGACCAACTTCAACCATGCGTTGCTCCCTTGGGATAACATTCCGAGCTTCTTTTGTGTTTCAAGAATACTCAGGAATACCAACGCTTCCTCTGTCCCGATCTCTTTCAACACGGTTTCATCGATGACTGGCTTACCAGTCTCTGTGTGCTTCTTGGGCACCCAGTCTTGAAACGTCTTGAAGTACCAGGCGATGTGGTCACGGCTACTGGGGTTGAACTCCTTGAGCCGCTGCATTTCTGCACCAGCTACATAGCCTTGTGTCTTGTTATCACGTTTTGGCGTGAACAAGTTACCTGGAGCGAACGAGCAAACGCCCGCAGCGCACGCTCTGAGGCTCTCCAAGCGGTTGAGAAGGGTGTTCTCTAGCTCTTGGGCCTTACGCACATCAAACGGCCATCCTACGGCCTCCTGAGAGGCCATGAGGGTAGCGATGTCATGCTCTAAGCGGACTGCTTCAGGTATTTCTGGAAATGATTCCATAGTTTTACGAGAACAGCGACGTCTTGGACACAGTACTCCTGCATCTCTGGTGACCACTGCTTCCAGTCAGCAGTCTTGCCAAACTCTCCTTTGTGGCACTTGAGTCGGTAGCCATAGGCTTCAAGGCTGTGTGATCCATAGAGTTTGGGTGGCATCATAGGCCATTTCCTCTTCAGATCCACATCCAGCAGGTTGGTATGGAAGAACCTACTGAGGATCAGCGTGTCCATCTGTTGATGATGGTGGAAGAAGGGGTAGTGCTTCTTGATCTGCGGCGTATCGTAGCCGATGCCGTTGTGGGCAACGATAAGATCCGCCTCAGCAAGGATGTTGATGCCTGTGGTGATGGTCTCACAGTCAGAGCCCTGGTCGTTGTATTGAAGAACTTGACCAGTTTCGAGATTTTGTGTGACCAGACAATGAACAACGGTGGAATCGAAGCCATCAGTTTCAATGTCGTAGGCGAGTTTCATTTGCGTTTCCAGACATAAGTCTTGTCTACAAAAGCAGCCTTCTTCACCATATCAGGAGAGGGAGGCTTGGGCTTAGAAATCGGTTTGAGGGTCGAACTCTGGTTCACTTTCATATTCAGTAAAGCGACATGTATTTAGGTCATAGGTCAACTTACAGGCGATGCCAACTTCGCCAGAATAGCGATTTTTAAGGACGCGCACTGTTGTGCCATCTCGTTCAGATCCACTCTGCTGATCTCGTTCCAAGGCGATGACTGAATCTGAGAGCTGAGCGATCGAAGCTGATCCACGTAACTGCCCGAGTGTGACGCGGGCTCCTTCCTCGTGGTTTGTGTCATTGGATGTTCTCCGCAAGTGGGATACAAGGAACAAGGCGATACCAGTGCGTTCAACAAGAGAGCGAAGCCGGGTCATGGTGATGTCGAGCATCCGACGCTCATCCCCATCTAGCCCGCTGAGCAGGATGCTGAGGTGATCAAGGAAGACAACACGCACCTCAAGACCGGTGGCAAGGTACTCAATTCTGTTGTAGATGACATCAGGATCAAAAGAACCAAACCCATCGAAAAGAAAGAGATTCCACTTAGCAATAGAATCCTGATACGCCTTGGTGAGAGTAGTTCTGTCATGTTCTCCGATATGAAGGGACTGCCCAGTGGCAGCAGACATCAAGCCTAGAGCTGTACGGCGGTTGGATTCCTCCAACGCCACATAACCGACCCGTTCTCCCTCGTTAAGAAGGTGAGTTGCAAGGTCACGACAGAATGAGGATTTACCGATGCCAGATCCTGCAGTGATCGTTGTAAGTTCTCCATACCGGATCCCTCGAAGCTTTGCTTGTAATCCTTGAAAGGGGAACTCATGGGCACAGGGTTCTTCTGGTGTAGTCAGGTCATCAAGCAGGGTCTTGGCATCAATGATGCCGTCAGGACGGTAGGTCTTAGCATCCCACACTGCTCGACGGATGGCCTCTGCATCGTTTGCCTGTAGGGCATCAGAGGCATCCTTGTACTTCTCCATGCGAGCGATCTTGACCTTGCCAGGTGGCAGGATCTGAGCACACTCTTCAGCAGCAGCACGACCAGGCTCGTCATTGTCATAGAACAAGACGACCTCTTCGTAGCCCTGAAGCAGCGGCATGACACGCTGCAATGCTTTCTTGGCACTCGGTGCACCGTCAGGGACGGACATGTGAGGCCAGGTAGGCATAGCGGCATAGCCAGACGCAGCGTCCAGCTCGCCCTCATAGATGGTCAGACGAGTACCTGAGTCAGGGAACAAGTGCTGTCCAAACAACTGGTGATCGGTGTTCTTACCGTCCCACTTGAAGGACTTGTCCTTGCTCTTGACCTTGGCACCACATACCTGACCAGAGGAGTCGAAGTAATGGAACCGCAGCTTATCGCCATCCTTGTGGATGCGATACTTGCGGCAAATCTCCTCAGTGAGTCCACGCTTGGAAAGGCGGACAGGTGACCCTTGAAGCATCATTCGAGCAAACGTTCGATGGTTTTGTGTCTCTGCTGCATTTTCTCCTTCACCGTGAATATAGAAGGCACAAGAGAAGCAGTAAGCATGACCGTCGGTATAGCGAGCAAGAGCATCGCTGCTACCGCAGCTAGGGCACGGCTCATGGCGTTGGAACTCCGATTCGTTGTCCATTCATCGACGACCTTGACCACGGTAAAGCTTAACACCCTTGCGAGGCTTCACCTTCTTCCGTTTCTTCGGGATGAAGGTCTTGCCTGCCAGCTTGTTTATCTTCATGGAGCCAGGAAAGCTGGATAGTAGTGTATGAACACCATTGAAAGCCGTGGCGTTCGGCCCACATGGCGTAGGTGGTTTTAGAGGATTTACTGATTTTATCGTACGGCGCTTGGAAGACCAGGCGTACGTCAAGGTCAGGGTTTGCTTTCTTGACTGCGAGCATCTTGCGACGATCAGCAGGCTTGAAGAACCCCTTGGTTTCGAGGTACACGTCCCCGACTTTGAAGTCAGGGGTGTACTTAGCCTCGATGACGTAGCTGAACTTATCAGGTTCGTATTCAAACTTGATGTTCAGCTTTTTCAGCAATGCAGCCACCTGTTCTTCCAGGCGACTACGCATCAGAAGTCCTCGTCTACAGCAGCTGGAGCAGCCTCAGGGTTGGGCTCAGAGGCTTTGTAGCCTTTGGTCTCACCGAACAGAGCTACAGCATCAGCAGCGTCCATGTCGCCGTTGTCAACGACACCAGCACCAGTGTTCAAGCTGACGACCTGGATGGCCTTGAGCTTGAGAGAGGTGCCAATGTTGCCAGCAGGCAGGGAGTAAGGCTTCTGAACGAATGCAAGCTTCACCTTGCTGCCACTGTAGAGGGGCAGGTTGGTGTCAGTGATAGCGGTGCCCTCAGTGTCAACGACGACAGGGATGAGCTTGTCACCTTCCTTCCAACGGAACTTGGCTTGATACATGCCTCCGCTGACCTCTTCCCAGGGCTCTGGGTTGACGACAGCTCGACGAGGGTTCTTGGACTTGTTACGAGCCCATTCGAGCCCTCCCTCACGCTCATCCTCCAAGGCATCTACAAGGTCCTTGGGAAGCAGAGCAGTCAGGGTGAAGCCATACTCTGACGGCTTCAGGATGGCTTGGTAGCCCTCCAGGGTGACGGGATCTTTAGTGACGTGGGTCGTCATGATGATTGTGGAATTAGCAGAAAAAGTAGGTTGACTCTTCGACAACCTCAGGATCTAGTGTACCGACAATGGGTGGTAACTCGCTTGCATTGATTGCTTCACCAAATTT